GAGGTAGCAGGATATACCTGTGTCTCCGGTGTACCTGTTCTTTAGAATACGAATAGTAGTAGTGTTAGCCTCCACAGGATCGTCTGCCTGTTGATCACGCTCCAATGCAACCACTGCATCAGAGAGGTGAGCAATAGATGCAGAGCCACGCAGATGCGATAGTGTAACCTCACGACCATTCTCATGGCCGTTGTCGCCTGATGGCCTACGCAGATGGCTAACCAGAAGCAGGGCAATGCCTGTCTCCTCCACAAGGGAGCGAAGCTTGGTCATCAGAATGTCGATAGACTTGCGTTCATCTCCGTTGTCCTCCTGACCAGATACGAGAATAGATAGGTGATCAAGAAAGACCCACTTGCAATCCAGACCCTTTGCCATGTACCTGACACGATCAAGTATCTCATCGTTGCTGATACTACCAAAGTGGTCGAAGGCAAAAAACCTTCCGCTGCCAATAGTCTTCTTCTCGTACTCGTCTAATTGCTCTTGCGTGTACTCCTTGCGGATCTCTCGGATATATAACCTAGCATTGGCCTCAACGCTCATGATGTTGAAGGCAGTCTGCTTGGTGTTCTCCTCCATTGCAAGCACACCAATGTTATCCTTAGTGTTCTGCATAATATGATACATAAGCTCACGCATGATGCTGGACTTACCCATACCAGCGCCACTGGTAAACGTGACAAGCTCTCCAGTACGCATACCATAGGTCTTCTCATTCATCCCAGCCCATGGATAAGGACAAGTCTGATTCTCAGTCTCATCGTAGAGCGAAGCACCAAGATCGGCAAGATTGATGATACCTGCTGGAGTATAGGTGCGAGAGTTCCACCACGCTTCTGTAAACTTCTGCCTCTGTCCTGTCTTGAGGTACTCATTGGCATCCTTCAACTCAAGGTCCACGATCTTACACTTGTTGGGTTCAAACAGCTTTGCCACTTCCTGTGCTGCCTTTTTACCCGGCTCGTCGTTGTCAAAGCACAGAACTACAGTATCGAACTTACTAAGGTAGCGAAGTGCTTGCTTACAGTTCTTCAGTGCAGATGCTGCGCCATTCTTGAGAGAGACAGAGGGCCACTTGGAACCCATCAACTCATAGGCACTCATGGCATCTAGCTCACCCTCACACACGGTGATGAACTTGCCACCCTGATTGAACAGGTTCTGACCAAACAGACCACAGCTAGATAGATCGCCATCTGACCAGAACTTCTTGTCACTGGTGCGTCGAAACTTTGTACCAACATGCTTCCCATTCTCATCATAATACTTGTACTGATGATGCGTGATCATGTTGCCACTCTTAGCAACAGAGACATCATACTTCTTACATGTCGCTAAACTAATACGCCTATCTGAAATGTCAGCATACTTATAGTCTGCCTTGTTCTGCGTGTTCATGGGAACTACCCTTTTTACAGGTTCTGATTGCATATATTTTATATCCTTGTTAAAAGTTTTAGTATGACATTTGTGACAGTAAGTACCCCAATCGTTGACGGTCAAGCAATTAGTGCCACCACAGTCGGGACAAGACTGATGAGTCTGAACGTAAGGCATCACCACCTTCCTTTGCTATCTTTGTACAGGTCAGAAGATATTTCTTTTCTGTGTGCAGCTAACTCCTTTTCTAATGATATCAATGTTTCTATCTGGTCAACTCTCTCAAGTTTACGCCATGCTGATTTAAAAGATGTCTCCATCTTGCCTCGTAATTTTGGTTTATATACTTCTATTAAAACATCCATTTCTTTATCCTTTTTGGATTTCATAAACTCCTCTTGCAGTTCTTTTGGTAAGATGCTGTACGAGCCTTTCTCTGTTTCGTATTTCATCTTCAACTTCTTTCTTGGTGTGAAATTTTTGAACAACCACATCACTAAACTCTTTCTTTAAAATTAGTCTCCACATGGGGCGTTTCATGCGTTTAACATCTGTCATCATAACATTTTCTCCAGATGTCTTCAACAAAACTTTCTTTATCATCCATAATTTCATCAGCCTCTAATCTAGCCAACCGTCTGGACTCTTTGGTGTTATATCCCTCAGACTTATATTGTCCTACCAGTGAACGAAAAAGTTCTTTACGCTCTTTTTGCCAAAGGTTCTTACTCATTATTCTAAATCCTCTAAGTCTTTAAAAAATTGATCACGCTCTGCGCTACTCCTTACGTTGTACCCTGCCTCTTTCATTGCCTCCCATATCTCTACGTTATATCCTAAAGATAATCTAAGAACATTATCTTTTTGCTCTCTATAAGCTTGAAAATCAAGTATCTCTGTTGTCATGTTCCACCCATTTAGTATTTGATTCTGTCTGTTTTGCTTTTGCAAGTTCATTCCTTAACTCTTTAATAGTTTTTTCTTTTTCTCTGACTCTAGCTTTTAATATTTTAATATGGGCGTTCAAGGTTTCATAAACTGATTGTAACTGTTTATCTGACACAGTATACTCCTATTAGTTTCGGGTGTCAATATAAAAGATATGTCCACCAACCTGACCAAGAGAAACAAACTCATCATCAGATGCCCAATATGGGTACACATAGGCAGCATGGTAGTGGGTGGCACCACTTGTAACACCAAGCACCACACCTTTTAAAGCAAGCTCTGAAGCAGTGACAGCTTCGTTGTAAGCCTCAACATTAGCTATTGTCTCAGGCTTACCATCACACCAGTAAGAAAACTGGCACTTGTTTCTTATGGGTTTACCTTTCCACTTCCTTGCTTGGTGAACAACATCACACACGTTATCAGGATAACGCTCAGAGTAAACACGTTCAAGAACAACATTAGCCACAGCAAGTTGCGCTATGAATGGCTCAGACCGTGCTTCAAAATACACAGCTTCTGCCAAGCAAGACATATCGTCTGCCTTCACGGCCACGACACGCAACATTGATATGGATAACACCATTAAGAATAATACTACGTACCTCATTGTAATTTCTCTATCTTTATATTGAACGGAAAGCCTGTAGATAATTCACGTATACCATGACACATTAGATAAGCAACAGCATCTTCATAATGTTCAAAGACATACAGCTTTTCTTTTTCCTCATCTATCATAGCATCAAAAGTATTTATATCTAATACAACATCATCTTCAGATTGAGTTATTATATATGGCATTATATCACTCCAAATAATATTAAGTCAAGTATGATACCTATTATTTCCATAATTACCTACCTTGCCCTCTATATCTTTTCCAACTACGGCGTTTGTGTTTGTTCTTGGGACGGGAAAGAGTTCCCGCCCCTATTGATGTACGCTTCTTGATCCGATGTAGTGTCGGGTCGTACTTGTTGTCAGTCTTTTTAGACATTTTCTAATTCTTTCCAGTGAGTTGAGTCCATCATCTTACGCACCTTCTCCTCACGGATAACTCTGGTGTTCTCTTTTGGAACGTGAGTAGACCATGCCGTAGCAGCCTGATACGCAGTCCAGAGCGTACCCTCTGTGCGTTCTCCATACTTCTCATAGTTACCACGCCCAATGAGGTGACGGTTCTCCTCGTCAAAGGTTTTCATCAGGTTGGATAGCATAACCTTGTTAGGCACCCGTGCTTTGGTCACGTTATCAAGACGCTTTGCCAGTGTGCTGCTAAACAGTTTAATAGCTTCACCTCTGGAAACAGGAGTATTGTACCAACCACGCATCTTATTTATACCAGAGTTGGCAACATAGTCTGACGCTGCCCTGATCTTGCTTGCAAAGCTCGGCACAGAAAAGTTCTTGGAGTGACGGCCATACACATATGCCAGCTTGTTGCCATCAACCAGAGTATTATAACACGCAGCACGGAAGTATCCCATCATACCGTTGTTAGCCCATGTCCTGTTGTGACTGCTACGAAAGCAGAACTCAGGCTCGACAAGATCGTTCCTACCATCTATGGTTGCAGCTTCGGCATTGAACTTGGCAGTAAGTTCTAGCTGTTCACCATGACCAATTACATTGGTTTGAAACTCTGCCCCATCAAGATCAATACCTGACATACTGATAGCTTGCTCAAGGTTCTCCACGATATCAAGATATTGCACAGGCTCGTAGCTCTCAGACACAATAGCTATTGGTACTTTACTATCAGTGCGACGAAGACCAACACCCAATGAGGGGTCAATCCTTCCCCCATGAATACTATAAAATTCAGGGTTGAACGTACCAAGGTCAAACTTCTCTACATTAAAGTTAAGCACATCATGATTAAACATTTTGGTTCTCTTTCATTTTAAGGTTAAAACGTAGTTGATGTAGTTGTTGGATACACTGTGACACTTTGTCACTGTCCTCCATCTTTACTGTTCCATTCAGTTGAAGCTGGCTCAGTATCTCTAGTGTCTCCTCTATTGCTTCAAGCGTACTCATTACATCACTCTTTGGAGGACCACTCTTCGTAGCCCTCCGTTGCTGCTAACATCTCATGCTGAATCCATCCGTTGAGTTCCTCAACATCAATATCTTCAACACTAGTATCCAATGCTACAAGCTCCATATATTCTTCTACCATTGGAAGGCACCATGCGTCTCCTCCATAACGAAGAAACCTTTGGACATCTTCTACAGAATTAAACTCAGGTACATACATCTTATTCTCCTTCCATT